AGAATGGTATTGCAAAGGAACAAGCAAGGGCTGTCCTTCCCGAAGGATTGACTGTCAGTAGATTATACATGAAGGGAAGTCTAAGAAGTTGGATTCACTATATTGAATTAAGAACAGGTAATGGAACACAGAAGGAACACATGGAAGTGGCAAGACAATGTGCAAGTCAAATAGGTACAATTTTTCCACTCATTTTTACATATGTAGGAGAGAAGTAGTTGGAATATCAGGGTATTAAAATTGAACCAAATCGTGATCTGCTATTGAGTGAAGCAGGCATCACACGGCTCAAAGAATCTTATATGAGAGATGAAGAAATCTCTCCTCAAGAAAGATTTGCATTTGTGTCTAAGACCTTTGCAACGGATGAAAATCATGCCCAAAGACTTTACGACTATTCTTCAAAACATTGGTTATCTTATTCTACACCAATCCTCTCTTATGGAAAATCTTCTAAAGGTCTTCCTATTTCTTGTTATCTTAATTATATTGATGATACTGCTGAAGGACTTGTGGATACTCTTTCTGAAACTAATTGGTTATCTATGCTTGGGGGTGGTGTCGGTATTGGCTTTGGTATTCGGAGTGCTGGGGATAAGTCTACTGGCGTTCTACCTCACCTCAAACTTTATGATGCCTCATCTTTGGCTTATCGACAAGGTAAGACACGAAGAGGTTCATATGCAGCCTATCTCGACATCTCTCATCCCGACATCATTCCTTTTTTGGAAATGCGGAAACCAACAGGAGATCAGAATCTTAGATGTTTGAATATGCATCATGGTATCAACATTACAAATGACTTCATGCAGATTATTGAGAACTGTATGCGTGATCCAAACTTTGATGATACATGGGAGCTCAAAGACCCTTTTAGTGGTCAAGTGTTAGATGCAGTTCCAGCAAAAGAACTTTGGCAACGTATACTTGAGATGCGTATGCAAACAGGTGAACCCTATATGCATTTCATTGATACAAGTAATGAACACCTACCACAGTTTCTTAAAGACAAGGGACTGAAGATTCATCAGAGTAATCTGTGTTCTGAGATTATTCTTCCTACAAATGCAGACAGAACAGCTGTGTGTTGTTTGTCCTCTCTTAACATTGAGTACTTTGACGAGTGGTCAAGAAACGGAAGATTTATAAGAGATGTTGCTGAGATGTTGGACAATGTGCTACAGGTATTCATCAACAAAGCACCTGATCATGTAAAACGTGCAAAATACTCTGCAATGAGGGAGAGGTCAATTGGAGTTGGTGCATTAGGATTTCATGCATATCTACAAAGTAAACAGATTCCATTTGAAGGTGTAATGGCAAAGTCTCTGAATACAAAAGTGTTTAGACACATTTCAAACAGGTTGTACAAAGCAAACATTGAGCTGGGTTCTGAAAGAGGAGAAGCTCCTGATGCCGTAGGTACAGGAAGAAGATTTAGTCATACGACTGCAATTGCTCCTAATGCGTCAAGTAGTATTATCATGGGGAATACTTCTCCAAGTATCGAACCTTTTCGTGCAAATGCATATCGACAAGACACACTATCAGGGAGTCATTTTGCAAAAAATAAATACCTTGACAAACTGATTAAAGAGAAGTGCGAAGAGAACCCTAAATTACATTATGAAGATATATGGTCATCAATCATATCTAATGACGGATCGTGTCAGCACTTATCGTTTATTGATGATCATCAAAAAGATGTTTTTAAAACAGCGATGGAAATAGATCAAAGATGGGTAATAGAAAATGCAGCTGATCGCCAGAAGTTTATTGACCAAGCACAGTCTCTCAATCTGTTCTTTAGACCCACATCTAATATCAAGTACCTTCATGCTGTTCACTTTCTTGCATGGAAATCTGGGTTAAAAACACTATACTACTGTCGATCTGATAAAGTCGGTAAAGCCGATAAGATATCAAATAAAATAGAAAGAAAAATCATACAGGAACTAGACATGACTGCTGTTGCAGATGGTGACGATTGTTTAGCCTGCGAAGGATAAGGAAACATATGACTAAAGTTAAGATAACAGATACAAGAGATTACTTCAAACCATTTCAATATCCTGAGTTCTATGATATATGGTTAGAACATGAGCAATCTCATTGGTTGCATACCGAAGTACCAATGGCTGAGGATATTAAAGACTGGAAAAGTAAGCTCTCTATTGAAGAGAAATACTTTCTTACACAAATCTTTCGTTTCTTTACGCAGAGTGACCTTGATGTTGCAGGGGGTTATGTTGATAACTATCTTCCAAACTTTCCACAACCTGAGATAAGAATGATGTTGTGCAGTTTTGTTGCAAGAGAAGCATTACACGTTGCAGCTTATTCTCACTTGATTGAAACTCTTGGTATGCCTGAGAGTACTTACAATGAGTTTAATGAGTACGAGGCAATGAGAGAGAAACACGAATACTTCATGCAGAAAGTGAATAATGGTGTCTCTCTACCTATTAAGATTGCAGCCATCTCTGCATTTACAGAGGGACTTGCATTGTTCAGTTCTTTCATTATGTTGTTGAACTTTCCTCGTCATGGTAAGATGAAGGGTATGGGTCAGATCATTACGTGGTCTATCGTAGATGAGACAATGCATACTGAGGCCATGATACGCATCTTCAGAAAGTTAGTTGAAGAAGATAGAGGTTTGTGGAATGATGAAACTAAAGGACAGATATATAGTATTTGTGAGAAGATGGTTGAGCTTGAAGATAAGTTCATTGACCTGTCATTCCAGATGGGAAGTATCAAGGGACTACGTGGAGATGAAGTGAAACAATACATAAGATATATTGCTGATCGTAGACTTATAAGTATGGGTATGAAGGGTATTTTCAAAGTAAAAAGAAATCCTTTGCCATGGGTAGAAACACTAATCAATGCACCAATACACACGAACTTCTTTGAGAATAGATCAACCGATTATGCGAAGGGTGCATTAACAGGAAACTGGCAGGAGATTTGGGGAGAAGCATGAGTGATAAAAAGAAAACAGAAACTTTAATTTGTCCAGACTGCACAACTGAATTTACGATCAGTTGGCGGTCTAAGGAACTCTTTAGTTATTGCTCATTCTGTGGATACGAATTTGAGGAAGAAGAGCTAGGAGAGGGCGATGAAGAAATCGAAGAGGAGCAAGACGAACACGATTGATAGTGTGACGACTCAGAATGACGAGATTAAACATCAATCTGATAAGATGAAGTTTCAACAGAAGAAGATTGACGACCAGACCGAAGATATAGAAGCTCAGCGCATAAGAATAGAAAAGTTTTTAGAAAATGGTTTTTAAAAAATGCAACATACTGACTGGATATTTCGTGGTGAAATTTTTACTGAAAAAGACATTGACAAATTCGAAGGTTTCGTGTATATTATAACTAATGAATTAGACAATCGTAAGTATATCGGGCGTAAATACTTTTATAGTATACGAAAAGTCAAAGGTAAGAAGAGAAGGCAACGAAGTTCGAGTGACTGGCAGAAGTACTATGGGTCAAGTGAACGATTGAAAGCTGATATAAAAGAGCATGGAAAGAAATATTTCAGAAGAGAGATCATTTCTCTACATACAACAAGGGGTGACTGTAATTATGAAGAAGTTAAACAACAGTTTCTTCATAATGTTTTAGAGGAAGATGAATTTTACAATGACAACATCAGTGGAAAATATCACAGAAAGCCCAAACATATTATCGAATCAAGAAAAACTCGATCAGGGGTCTGCGAACAAAAGTAATTTTACTGCAAGGGATTTAATAGCCCTAGACAATGCTAAAGACTGGGATGAGTTCCTCTTAATAAAAGCTGCAGAAGATAACTGTCTCTTCACAAGATTCCTTGACAGAAATAACTTCCTAACAGAAAAAGAACGAGACAGAATCTATGATATAGAAGTCTCAAGACAACAAAACTACGCAAGAGCATTTGGGGGTATTGTACAGATTGTCTGTAAGTATTCAAGTACTGTACCTACAGAAGTTTCAATTGCAAGTGCCTCAAGTGGCGAGAAACAATTCTTTCGTGATACCAATAAAGTTTTATCAAATACTCTATGGAATCAAAGAGGACTTCATGTCCTACGTGTCATCTTCGCATGGTATATTCATCAGGAGAACACGAAGAAAGCAATCTCTACTACCTCTTATCAGTTAAGTGAACATGGTGTTGCAACCATAGAGAACTTTGTACCAAAGGACTGTATCAAAGCTCTTAAAAGAGAGATTAGAAGTTTTCCAAAGGGCCCCGTTCATAAAGTATCGGGAACAAATATCATCTCAGAGTTTACAGGAAAAGAGTTTCCATACCTCAGAGGTATCTCTGGTAACATTGCAAATGTCGTTCTTAAAGTAATCGGGCGTGAGAATGACCCTCAGGCAATACAACTACATGACAAAAATCTATTTGTTCAGAGAGTAGTGAATGAACCGAATGATAATGACATACAAAAAACCTTTCATAGTGATGTCTTTTTTCCAGCCATTAAGTATTGGTGGTTTCCGAGAGAAGTTCAAGCAAGTGGTGCTTTTGAATATGGAGTTCTTTCTCCACGATTGACCAGTGAAGTTCTTGATTGGCATTACAAACAATCCATCTCTGCTACACTTGGAAACTATGAGTCATGGAGAGGTGACGGACACAGAGAAGGAAGCTTCCGAGTGTCTGAAGAAGAAATGAAAAGTATGGGGGTGACTCCAAAAACTTTTACTGTGCCTGCAAATACTCTTGTGATTGCAAACGTGTTTGGATTTCATAGAAGAGGACATACAGACAAAGAAGTTCTAAGAGATGCTGTGCATGGGTCAATACGTGTTAACAATCCTTTTAAGTTGATGAATGATGAATGAAATTAGATTATACTCCAAGATAAACCCCAAAAGACTTTTACATCAAGTATGGTACAAAGAGACATACTCAAACATAGGAACACACGCAAAATCTCAAGAACGTATTGATCTTGTAGACCCCGATCAGTTCATACAGTGTTCTGCTTTGCATATGCAAAAAGGTAGAACATTTAAACCTCATAGACATATATGGAAGATGAAAGCTCTATCTTGTAGTATTGCACAGGAGTCTTGGTTCGTTGTATCGGGAAAGGTTAAGGCAATCTTTTATGATACAGATGATACAGTTCTCGAAGAGGTCATACTGTCATCAGGTGATGTTTCCTTCACCTTTGATGGGGGACACAACTACGAGATACTCGAAGATGATACATACGTGATGGAATACAAGACAGGCCCCTATAAGGGTCAAAAGAAAGATAAAAAGTTCATTGGAGACTAAATGCAATATAATGTAAGAGGTGGAATTGGTACGCAGATTATGCAGTTTTTGGCTGCATACTCAACCAATTGGACATACGAGAATAAAAAGATATCGGAAATAGTTCTTAATTGGGGAAACTATCCTAATTGGATGTATAACAAGGAACAGCAAGGCAATCACCTTGTCGATGTCAATTACCTTGCAAGAGTATTTCATTCAAATACACTTCCTACCATTTCAAATACTATCGGTACAGGAAAGACAAACTTCTTTGATATGCAGACTGCTGAGCATATGATAAAGAACAGAGACAGATTGATTCGAAGCTTTCCAATCTTTGCTCCTTTGAGTAGAGGTTATGGATATAAACTTCCTCATCAAGAAAAGATGTATAAAAATATAAACAAATCTTTGATTATGCACACACGAACAAAAGACCGACAAACTCTTGAACTTGAAGAATACGTTGCAATGTGGAAGATTCACTTTTCTGGTGGAATGAAAAAGTATATCATAGGGGATGACGAGTCCTTTATGAAAAAGATTGCCCCAGAGAATTTTACGGGCAACGACCCTAATGATCCTTCCAAAGACTTTTTAACAATTGCACATGGAAAAGAAAACGTGGTGATTAGTGGTTTCACAACCTTCACTCTTGCAGCTGCATTTCTAAATGAGGACTCTTTCTTCAAGATAGTAAGAGGAAAAGATGAGTTTGCAGGGGGAATAAATAATATAGATTGGGAAGTGATGGACTATTTTGAATCGGCAATGAGTAACTTGAATATAGAGAATGGTTGGGTGGTAAGTATATGAACGTATTATTATTATGCCGTGAGAACTGTTTAGTATCACGAGCAGCTACAAAACACTTAGAAAGTTTCACCAATTGGAATGTCACCAAAATAGAAGGAAGTGAAAGAGGAAAGGCAGAGTTACCCGATAATGAATGGGATTACCTCTTTGCTTTTCGATATCCATCTATTCTTTCAGAGAAACAGTTATCATTGGTAAAACATGGTGCGATTAACTTTCATCCAGCTCCACCAAGATACAGGGGTTCTGGTGCAATCAATCATGCTCTCTACAATCAAGATTCGACCTTTGGAGTCACTGCTCATCTTATGAACGCATTGATTGATGATGGGCCGATTGTTGGATTGCGTGAATGGGACATTGACTTTCAACCAAATAAGTTTGATGTACAACATCTTTTAAGAGTCTCTGAAGCAAATCTTCTTGAGCTGTTTAAAGAAGTTACAAATGACATATACCATGACCCTAGAAAACTCTTTGAACGTGAACATAAACATAAAGTTGCAGGAATTAAGTTTACAGGACATCCACATTATATCTCAGAGATTGATGATATGATTAACATTACAAAATACTTAACATATATGGAAGAGTTTTCTCTCACGAAAGAATCACTGGCAAAGACAATACGTGCAACATACAATCCAGCTGGTAAACACAACCCATATATACAGGTGCATGGTTATAGATTTGTGCTAGAGAGTGACAAACCACATGAGTGAGTATAAAGTTTGGCCCGTAGGTCAACTTCCCAAGAAGTTTCAACGACCCGAATTTGGTATGCTCAAAGAAGCAGGGTATGTATGGGATGATCCAAGAGATGTTGTAAAGTTGTTTGAAAACAAAGTTGCAGAGTTTGCTGGATCGAAGTATGCCGTATCTGTTGATTGTTGTTCTCATGCATTGTTTCTTGCTTTACAGACATCCAAGAAAGACCTTCTCGATTGGCAGTTTGTCAAGAATCTTGGAGTAGAGAGTTCAAACGATAAACACGATTGGACAAGAGTAGATGAGTGGTGGGATAGGCACGCCAATTGGGCCCCAAGTATGCAGACATGGCATGGATACACAATAATCCTACATTACCAACAATTACAATACCGAAAAATACCTATGTCTCTGTGCCGATGCAGATTACTCATGCAGGGTTCAAGTACGAGTTTGCAGATATTGAATGGAGTGGAACATATAAGTTAGACCCTCTTGGTATTGTTGATGGAGCGACAAGATGGACAGAGGGAATGTATCGTGGTGGTATGCACTGTCTATCTTTTCAAATCAAGAAAAGAGTTCCTATTGGGAAGGGTGGTATGATACTCACCAATTCAAAAAGAGAAGCAGAATATCTGAGGAAGATAAGATACGATGGCAGAGACTTGAATAGTCCCTACATGGATGACGACTTTGAATACTTGGGGTGGCATTATTATATGACTCCAGAAGATGCAGCTCGTGGTATTCTGTTAATGGATGAAATACCTCCTATCAATGACGATACAGGGGGATGGAAAAACTATAGTGATTTAAGTAAAAAGGTGATTTTTAATGGGTGAAAAAGTTTTAATTAGTGGTATATCTGGGCAAGATGGGTCATACTTATCCGAGTATCTTATCGAAGAGGGTTACGATGTCTATGGGCTCGTAAGAAGGCACAGTGTTGCAGAAGATCAAAGCACAAGAATTGAACCATTCTACTCCGACTTGAAGAAAGTTTTCTACGCAGACCTTCTTGATGAACACTCATTGTATAGAGTGATGGAAGAAGTGAAACCTGATATCATTTACAATCTTGCAGCCATGAGTCATGTTCGTATTAGTTTTGATGTTCCAGCATTTACCATTAAGACAAATGCACTTGGTGTATTGAATATGTTGGAAACTGCTCGAACAGTTGTTCCAAATGTAAAGTTCTATCAGGCATCATCTTCAGAGATGTTTGGTAATTGCGTTGATAAAGATGGATATCAGAATCTACAAACTCCAATGCATCCAGTGAGTCCTTATGGATGTGCAAAGGTTATGGGGTATAATCTCACGATACACTATCGTAATGCATATAAGATGCACGCTTGTAATGGTATTCTCTTCAATCACGAAAGTCCAAGACGAGGAACAAACTTTGTAACGAATAAGGTTGTTAAGACAGCTGTGCAGATACAAAGGGGTATCAAAGAGAAACTTGAGTTGGGGAATATGGATAGTAGCCGTGACTGGGGACACTCATACGATTATGTTCGAGCAATGCATAAGATTGTGAATCACCATGATGCTAATGATTGGATTGTTGCAACAGGTCAAAGTAACACAGTTCGTCAAATGTGCGAATATGTGTTTGGTAGATTGGACATGGACTATAAAGATTATGTTGTACAAAACCCCAAGTTTATTCGACCAGAGGAGCTCAAATACCTCTGTGGAGATTCGTTCCGCACCAGAGACATATTGAAGTGGGAGCCCAAATATACTTTCGAGACAATGCTTGATGAGATGATTGAGTATTGGGATTTTCATTTTGGACAAAGAGCTCTCGTATAAAAATTAATTGTTAAATTTTTGTTACATGGAGATTTTTCCTTATAAGTAATTAAGTACCCCTTAGCGGCCTGGGGGAGACAGGGCGCACCGATTGGAGTTAGAACCCATGATAGAACTAAAAAGTAAAATTGAAACCTTAGCGAAAAAATCTACGGAAGCCATCAATCCTGCTGATGCAATGCACTTGTCACAAGCAACATTAAATTTAGCACAAGCCTTTGCAACTCTTAAATCTGTAAAAGAATAGACTTTACAAACCCCGGCTTTAGAAAGTCGGGGTTAATTTCTAGGAAATGTAATTATGACTACTGACTTAATTAAGAAGGTAAAGAATATGGAAATGAACTCACCGATAATAGTAACCTTAATTGGACTTGTAGTCTTTTACATTGGACTAAAAATGTTCTCTGGCGGTATGAAGTCAATGGGAAACCTAGAACACTTAACATGGTTCATTGGTAATCCTCTCTATATGTTTTTTGGCGGTATTATAATGACCCTATTGTGGCAGAGTTCAAGTTTAAGTACAACGGCAATCATAGCATTGGTTGCAAGTGGGGCAGTTCCTTTACCAGCTGCAGTTGCTTGTGTTCTAGGTGCAAACTTGGGTACAACAGGAACAATATGGTTAGCAGGGTTTCTTGTGAGTGAGGGGATACCTAGAGGGGATACGTTAAGAATTGCAATAATACATAGTGGGGCAAACCTATTCATGGCTGCCACACTACTTCCATTTGTAAATCATATAGCAAAATTTGTAACTCGATTTACTCCTTAACTTTTCTTTGCCTTTCTCAACATACTCATCTTTTGATATGAGATGACCCACTGTTCGGGAGTTTTTGCTGTTTTCTGAAAAAAGGTAGTTTTGAGTTTTCTTTTCATGTATTCTTTTTTAGTTAACTTTGCAAACTCCTTACCGATAAACATAGAACAAAGTTTAAGATAGTCAGCTCTAAAGCTCCAATCGTGGTTCATGTTTCCACAAAGGTGAGCAAACTCATGTAGGATAGTCGGTCTATTAGTTCCAGAAAGAATATTGAGTTTCATTACTCCACCATAAGTTGCTAGTCCAGCATTTTTGGTAGACTGCATTTTTTCCAATGTAGGATTTGTGCAAATATAAAACTTCTGAGAAGTATACTGAGACTTTATATTTTTCTCACAAAGTTTCTGGTATGTAGCTGAGTTTTTAACTTTCTTGAAAAATCTTTCAGTCTCTTTCCAATCCATATACTCTATATTCTGAGAGATTTTGTTTCTTGCCTTTTTACAAGGGATTTCATACAAACCACTAGAAGCTGCCATTTCTGCACGATATACTTTTTGTGTTTGGGAGTCCCTACCTCCAAATTGCCCATTTACAACCTTACGACCTACACTATTTTGATTAGCAATCTTATCTGCATAATCAATATACTTATCAGTCAATCTGTTTACATATGAAGGGGCAATATTCTTAGTGTCTAATTGAGCCTCAATCACACTACTGATTTTGACATATTCTTTTGATCCGTATTTCATAATATTTTCCTCTCGATTATATTACTATATTACCACACGATTCGGGCAATGTCAAGAACTTTCTTCAATAAAGTGCAAAAAAGAATCGTTATATTTCAATGGCTTAACAAAAAAATAAAAAAATAAAAAAAGAATCGTTATATTTCAGTGGCTTACAAAATGAGCGGTCTAAGTCATTGAAAACAAAGGAATCTTTTTTCTTGACTTTGCCCTTGTTGCCTGTTAATATAGTAATATAGATTGGAAAAGAAAGGAAATATTATGACTACTGAAGTTAACAGAATTACAGTGTATCACTTATCAAGAGATGGTGGAGAAACAAAGGTTGCATATGTTTATGTTGATGCAGCCAAGACTGTTAATGAACAGTTGGAGTATGCATATCGGTGGACTCAGAATATACATGATGGGTGGTCACAGAATGGTGAACAGGATGGTAATGACAATGTTGAATTACTTGCTCCTTTACACGAAAAAGATGGTCAACTTTATGGTTTACGTTCTACTATGATGGATGATCTAATGAGATTAAATAGTGTTTATTACACAGTTGCCGCTTTTGGCTTTGAAGAAGGAAGGAAAATATAATGACTTATTGTGATGCAATTGCAGACAAAATTTTAAACGTGTTTAAATTTGGTAGTGGAGGTGGTATACATATGTTTCCTACACTACTCGAATGTGAAAAACAAAACATTGATCCAATAAAATTACAATTGGATTTGGATGAAAGGGGCTGTTTGAATAGTTACAAGAAAACAATTACTCTTACAGACTATAATGGAAAAAAATATAAAATTACAATCGACAGGTTGTAAAAAACTATTGACTTTAATATTTAATATATACTATAATAAGGAATATAACATGACTAAAGAAATTGGAAAAGTGAAAGCTCTAATAAAAGCTACAGACGTAATACTAACAAACCCTAAAATATCTTACCTCGATGGTATCGGACAAAAGGTATATGGTGTAATCAAAGGTGTCGAATCCGTAAATGTTTTACCTATCTCGACAAGCACTCAGGATGGAAATCCTCTTGGTGAGAAAGCAATCGAATACCTTAAAGGTAAGTCGGCTTACTTTCAGAACAAGACCTTAGAAGATGCCTATTATGAAGTAAAGGTGAAATCAGGATTTGTTTACTTACCAATAGATGAACCTTCTCTCACAATAGAGGAATAAAAAAGAAAGAACCATTAATGCTAGAAACACTATTAATTAATACTTTTATGCCGAAGTATACTACAGGGATGTTTGTACTCGTCACAAACATCATTGCCAGTGTCGGCCAATCTGAAATTAATATGCAGATAAAAGATGATTACCAAACACTACAAGATTGCGAGGCTGCAATTACTCGTTTTCAAGATACTACACAACTTTCATATATACTACAAGATACAAGCAATTTAAAATTTGTAATGACTTGTGAAGCAAAGGGACAAAATGTTTAACGGACTATTTGAAATGGGAGGAGCGGTGCTTCTCTCAACTGTGGTTACATTCGATAGTAACTCAATGGTAGATGACCTCTACGTGGTGAAGACTAAATATGATAATATACTAAAATGTGAATCCAATCGTGCTATCTTGGATGAATCTGTGATACGTGAGTACACTTTCCTTGAGGAAGTGAAAATAAGTAATCCTCAGCTAAATAGAGATGACTTGAAACTTTTAAATAATGTTTGCGTGGAAGATGAATATGGATACAAAACAGACTGATGATCGAATAAAACTTTTTGTCGGATGCTCCCCGAATGGTGAAGATGCAGAAAGTCAAATGGTTCTCGAATACACTGCTCGAAAACATTCTTCACTTCCAATAGATATAGTATGGATGAAGATTGATTCCAAACCTGATAACTTCTGGGGTGGATGGAATAGTACTCAGTGGTCAACTCCCTTTAGTGGGTTTCGTTGGGCAATACCCGAATACTGTAAGTTCAAAGGTCAAGCAATCTATATGGACTCTGACATGATTGTGTTGGGTGATTTGGCAGAACTATGGAATGAGCCGTGGAAAGACAGCTCAATATTACAATCCAAAGGTGGTTGGAGATTCTGTGTTGCCAAATGGAACTGTAAACGTGCAGAACGTCATATGATACCTCTCAGACGCATGAAAGTCATTCCTGAGAGTCATTTAAGGTTATGCAACCTTTTTCCAAACAAGCCTCATCTCTGTCAGGACTTTGATCGCAGATGGAATAACTATGATGGTGAGAATGACCCTCTGGATGAGATCAAGATTATTCACTATACAGATATGAGTACACAGCCACATTTTCGATATGCTTTTCCAAGACTAGAAAGACAAGGAAAGTCTCATTGGTATGATGGGCCTGTTCGTGAACATAGAAGAAAAGATGTTGTCGATACATATGTCAAGTATCATATCGAAGCATTAAGTGAGGGTATGAAGGTCGAGGACTATGTTCCCGAAGAATGGATAGACTATCATAAGCTCACTCAAAAAGATTATCGTGCAAACAATGGTTTTGATGTAACCCAAGGTGAATAAGAAATGGAAATAGATTTAATTGGAGATGTGCCATCATCTCCTAAAGACGTTATATTTGCGTCATGTGACGAGAAATATTTTTACGATCATGCCCCTGCTTTAATTGCAAGTTGTTGTCTTTCAAACAACTCTTTGCATCTACACATTATCAATCCGAGAGATGAAATCTGGACTGATACTGTTATGTTTAAAGAGAAGGCAAAGAAACTCAATCCAAATATCTCTGTCACGATTTCTGGAGAAATCAACAAGCAAAACTTACTGATAAAAGACCCAAAAGCTTACTATGCTTGCAATCGTTTTATTATGTTACCGACCTTCCTGTATCAGTTTAAAAAAATGCTAGTCGTAGACATTGATTGTTTCTTGATGAAACATATAGACTTCGATACCTTTGAGAACGCAGACATTGGTATCTTTCTTCGAGAACCTTTACCAAACATGGGACTACAAACAAGTGTTGCAGCTGGTGCTTTCTATGCGTCTGTGAAAGGTATGGCATTTGCAGAGTCACTTTCTCAGACACTTCTTCGAAGTAATATGGATTGGTTTGTTGATCAGATTGCACTATGGCAACTATACAATCATTTTGTAGAGAACGAAAAGGACATAAAAATCATGGACTTAAATGAATTTAGAGATCACAAAAAGATGTTTATGGACTGGGAGTTCGTAGAAGGTTCTACTATATGGACAGGTAAAGGCCCACGTAAATACGAGAACACTATATATGTTAGTAAGAAGAATGAATTGACAACACTGTTACTAGATACGAGTATTTTCTAATGAATGTTCTCATATTAAAACCACGTTTAGATGTGATGTTCAAGAAGGGCCCTGTTCCTACTCAAAGGGGTGCGATTGTCCCTATACGAGAACACTGGAAAAACTTTGTTGAAGAAAGAGTAGCATACCATAAGCTCAGGAAGGATAATGTAAAAGTTGTTGAACTTCCTCTCTGGCAGATGACTCCGAAACTCGTAGAAGATTTTGATGCAGAACTTACCTATATTCCCCATAAAGAAGCAAAGAGTTTTATTCTTAATGTAGAAACAGCTGCAAAAGTCAACTTCTATATGCAGACTGTTTTCCCATGGCTCTTTTCAATTGATCAGCTCGGTTGGGGCGGTGGAAAGATGAGACAAATCAAGTATGATGGTAAAGCACCAGAGACAAACATATACCAAGACTACATAAAAGAGTGTGTGGATAAGAACGTCAGTAAGTTTGAGCAACCAAAAATAGATAAGACTTTGCATTTACCTAAAAACTTTGTCTTATTTCCTTGTCAACTTCCCCATGATGAAACAATCAAATACCATAGTAACTATAGTGTTGAAAAATGTCTTTCTGCACTTATAGGGTTTACTAGTCATTGGGGCATACCTCTGGTGGTTAAAGGACATCCTGTAAATCCTGGCTCAATGGCTCCTCTAAGAAAGATTGTAGAAACTGCACAGAAAAAAGGACTAGGTACAAACCCAATTATCTGGGCTGATAACGTGAGTATTCATCAACTCGTTAAGGAGTGCTCAGCGGTCTATACTGTCAATAGTGGTGTCGGTCTTGAGGCCGTATTGCATGGTAAAAAGATATTTAGTTTTGGACAGTCAGACTATGACTCTATTTCACAACAGGTGTATCCAACTTACTCATCTTTACGAACCTCTTGGAATGTTTATTCAGATGTCTGCACCGAAAGGTACGCACGTTTCTTTGAGAAGTACGTTCAAGGACACATAGACACTCGTAAATGGGTTTGGGATAGAATACCTAGATAGCAGATGCAATTGAGAGAAGTGATTTGACNACAGCCTCTGCTTTAATTTTTAAATCTTCTGTCCTTATTGAATCTTTGATGTTATCCAACTGTAGAAGATCACCAATAAGCTCATCATATTCATCCTTATTGATTCGTTTGTCTTTAAGGAACTCTTTGTAAGTGTTTATTTTGTGTAGATACTCAACTTTGATTTTGTCAAGTTCTTTATCGTCTAATGCACTACTACTCATTTATTTAAACCTTCCGCCAAATGTTTCTATCGCATCATCTGTCACTTCCACGATTGATTCTTTCTTCAAGATACAATACATAGGACTTGGATTTTCTCTTGCATGAAGCTCTTCGACCAGTGTGTTGATCTCTCCATATATCTTTGCTGTATTGGTATTCAATGTTCCCTCGCTATATCGTTGAAGAAACTGTGAGTAGTATTTCATTTCAGAGACTTGACAATCTTTAGTCTCTGCAGCCAGTATATTGAGATGTACAAGGTGCATATATTCTATATTATCAAAAGGGTCTGGAAGAAGGCTACAGGAAGAAAGAAAAATAGTTAGTAAAAAGACATTGACTTTGTTCATCATTTGCACCATAATAGTTATATAACCAAATGTATTTATGGTCTGGAGATTGAGTATATGGAAAAAGAACAAAAAGAAAAACTAAAAGATTATCTATTTTGGTTTTTAATAATAACAGCCTTTACTGTGATGACATACCCTGTTATCAATAAATTGGTATGGATGCTTCTATGATTGTTGGACTTGTAGGATTAGCAGGGTCAGGTAAAGGCACTGTTGCGGATTATTTCGTAAGCAAATATGGTTTTGATAAACATTCTTTTGCTTCTCCTATCAAAGATATTACAAGTACTCTGTTTGGATGGGATAGAGCTCTTCTTGAAGGAGACACAGAGAAGAGTCGTAACTTTAGAGAGAAGAAACAAGGTAAGTATTCTCCAAGAGAAGTTCTTCAGAAGATAGGAACAGAATGTTTTCGAGACACGTTTAACTCTAACTTCTGGGTAGACTCTCTTGAAAGTCGTTTAGACATATCAAAGAATATTGTCATTGCTGATGTTCGTTTCAAGAATGAGATGGATTGGATACTGAAGAACAAGGGTAGATTACTTTGGGTCACAAGAGAGAATGAGCCCGAATGGTTTATGAATCTTATAGATGAAGATAATCCTGTGAAACCAAAGAAGAAAGAAGTACATCCTTCCGAATGGGAATGGACACAACATGATTGGTTTTTAAAGAGACACTGGGACTTTGACTATGACACAAGAAAGTTTAAATTTGGGTATCGTATTGATAACACAAGTGACCTAAAGGCTCTGTACAAGGCTGTTAAGGAACTTATAGAGTACTTCTGGGAGGAAGAGAAACTTCTCCCTCTAGGACATAATCGTACAAACAAAAAAAGATTGAAAAAAAGTGAGCGCAATAGACAATACTACTGAGATAAATAGTGAGATGAGCAATAACATCATTTCATTTCCCAAACAAAAAAAGATTGAGAACTCTGAAGAGTTATTGCTTAAAAGAGAACGCAATCGTAAAATTATGGCTGCAAATGCAATCGTAGAAAGCATGAGTAGAAAGTTTATATATAATATAAGACATTATGATTTAGACAAGAAACTAACTGAAGAAGATGAAGAGTGGCTTGAAAATAATATTAATGTTATGTTATCAGTCGTACAGTGTATTGCTTACAGATGCATTGATGAGGCTCATCCCTTAGACAAGCTCGTAGATAACTTAGCATCACATTTGAAAGAAACAGAGGATTAAAGATTATGCAGATTAGTATTTCTGAAATACTTAAACAGACAAATAGTTATGACAAGGTAGCTGAAAGAGTCAAGTGCCTTCAATACTATAGTAGCCCTACACTTAAAAAAGTACTTGGATACTGTTATGATCCAAGAGTTGTTTGGAGATTGCCCGCAGGCCCTCCACCAGATGACCTTGTTAAGTTTGCCCATAAGGCATCCGATATTCAAGGAGCATTGATAAGAGAGAACAGAAGATTAGATTATCTTATTGATCATCCATCTTCTAAGTCTTTAACTGCCCTCAAGAGAGAACAGATTTTTATACAACTTCTTGAGATGATAGATATTGATGATGCAAAACTTATCATTTCCATCAAAGAGAAAAAAATGCCTTACAAAAACGTCACAAAGAAAGTTGTCGAGAAGGCCTTCCCCAAAATGTTTGCCTGAGTGAAATATGAAAGCATTAATTGTTGGTAATGGTCTATCTCGTAAAGACCTAGACCTTAGTGAAGTTAAACGTAACAATGAAGATATGGTCATCTATGGGTGCAATGCACTTTATCGTGACTTTTCTCCATTCTACGAATATCCAGATTATCTTGTTGCCATTGATGATGGTATTCTTGATGAGATAAGAAGAAGTGAGTTTCCCAAGGAGCGTATTATCATTCCTCCTTTAGAAGAACGATGGGAGCCTCGAAAAATGTGGGAGAAGATTGCTCAAGGAGCTCCATATAATCTTCCAAGAAGTAATGCAGGGACAAATGCAATAAGAGAAGCTATCAGGGGTGGTCACGATACGATCTATATTATTGGGTTCGATTCCATGATAAGAGATCATTCAGTGGCAGTTGGTAACATCTATGATGCATCAGAGAACTATGGGCCCGAAACAAGAGCAAACTATGATGACTCTATGAATCGGGCAAGATACCTTGCATGGGTTTTCGAAACTAATCCACAGGTTAAATTTAAGTTTTATTTTCCTGATGGATATGAAATAATACAGGTAGACCTACCAAATGTCACATATCACGACTATGTAGCATTATAAATAATTGAATGGATATCAAATTGATGACTGATAGCTTAAAACATTTAGAAGAGAATGATACGTCATGGGAAGATCATGGTCGATTCTCTTTTTACTTATCATACCTATTGGCAGTTGCATCTGTCAAGGCCATGATTCATGCAATCATACCAGCTTTGTTTAAAACCTCAACAACTGATGCCTGTAAGAAAATACAGATAGAAGTAGAAGAGAGGCGTGAAGGAGAAGAAGATGCCCACTTATTCATTTAAAAATACCAAAACAGGTAAAGAGTTTGACGAATTTATGAAGATTAAGGAGAGAACTGAGTATCTCGAATCCAATCCTCATATAGAACCAGTGGTGACTTCTGCAAGATTCATCTCTGGACACGATTACAACAAAAAGATTGATGGTGGTTTCAAAGACACTATGTCAAAGATTGCAGAAGCTCATCCAACATCTGAACACGCAAATAAGTATGGTTCTAAGTCTATTAAAGAATCTAAAACTCGCACTGCCGTTACAAAATGGCGCAATAGAAGAATAGCAAGAGGAGATGCCGCAGCAATATAAAAGTACATTATGTCTTTTTAACCATCAAACAAAGGCACAAATATGAAGTCGTCACACGCAAATCAATGGTCACCATTAGATTATACTCCTTCTGTAAAGAATCTCTCTAAGAGAGAAAAACGACAGCTTCGGAAGTTACGGCAAACAAAAAACTCACTTTTATTAACTGAAGTCATTCCAAAAAATTCAAGACAGCAAAGAGCCTTCGATAGTTTCTATGGAGATAAGAACATTGTTCTTCATGGAGTTGCTGGAACTGGGAAAACATTTATAGCTCTATATCTGGCCCTATCTGATATACTCGAAAACGAAAATGGTGCAGAGAAGGTCATTATTGTTCGTTCTGCCGTTCCCACAAGAGATATGGGGTTTCTGCCGGGCACTGCAACTGCAAAGGCAGAGTCATACGAATATCCATACATTGACATATGTGCAGAGCTCTTCGGTCGTAATGACGCATACAACTCTCTCAAGGGTAAAGGAATGATTGAGTTTATGACAACCTCGTATATAAGAGGAACAACCATGAGCAATAGTATCGTTCTTGTAGATGAGGCACAGAATCTATCTTTTCACGAGCTCGACAGTATTATGACGAGACTTGGAGAAAATAGTACTCTTCTTCTTGCAGGAGATTTTCGTCAGACAGATTTACAAAAAGATTTTGAAAAAAAGGGTTTACTTTCCTTTATGAATATAGTATCATCATTAGATGACTTCGATTCCATAGAGTTCGAAACCTCGGACATTGTGAGAAGCGAATTAGTGAAGAATTATATAATAGGAAAGATGAAACATGGCTATGCATGATTGCTTACTTGAAGAAAGAAAACTAGAGCAGATAACCTTTGATGGTGGTCGAGTATATCGTGATCATAATGGATATGAGTATGTCTCGGTTACTTCTTTTCTAGGAACTTTCTCTAAAGCAGGAATTGACGCATGGAGGCGTTCTGTTGGAGAGGAAGTTGCAAATCGAATATCAGGAAAGGCTGCACGGCTTGGAACTCGTATTCATGCACACTGTGAAACCTATCTTCAAGACAGTATATCAAAACAATATACTCTTCCTCTGGAGAAGCGATTAAAGAACACTGTTCGTGAGAATCCAACAGAGATGAATATGTTCTATTCCCTACGTGATAGTATGACTGACACTGTAACGAACATCTATGGTATCGAAATTCCTCTTCACAGTAGGACTCTCGGGCTGGCTGGAACTGCTGACCTATTCTGTGAATGGGAAGGTAGACCCACGATAGTCGATTTTAAGACCTCAAGAAGAAGAAAGAAGAAACAGTGGATTGACAATTACTTTCTTCAAGGAACTGCTTATGCAACGATGGCTGAGGAGCTCTATGGTATGGAAATACCTCAAATAGTGATAATGATAGCAAATCCTGATGATTCTCATCCTCAAATATTTCTCGATAATCCTTCAAATTGGAGAGAAAAACTATTGACTATGAAAGAAGAGTATGATAGTGTTAGGGTACTAAATGAGAAACTATTTTAGGAATACACATGACTGACTCACTTTGGGATGTAGAACTCGTAGATGAGGAGCTTACTATTACTTTCGATTTACAACCATCAGAGTCAATTGAAGAATTGCTCCAAAATGTCGAATTTGCCATCTCCAACACAAAAGAGGGAGAATGGGCCAATAAGTATTGGAAAGACATAAAAGAGGTACTTTTGAGAAAATATGTGAAAAAAAGTGAAATACCTGTAAAAAAGGGTTGACATTCCTCCAATGGCTTGTTATACTAGTAAATGTAATCAATGATGATTATTTGTTAAAAACTGAAACTGTAAGAAAGACTATAATATTATGGCTGCTAAACTAACCAAGAAAGCAAAAGTACTGAATCTATTATCAAAAGGTAGAGATGTTACTTGGAAAACACTTAGGTCACGCTTTGACCTGTCATCTCCTAGAGCAATGATCGACACACTTCGCAATGAAGGCGTTATGATTTATACCAATAAATCTAAGGCTGGTACATCCTATCGTGTCGGTACTCCATCCAAGTCAGTGATTGCTGCAGGACAGAGAGCCCTATCATCTGATGGGAATTATGCTTATTCATAAGCTGTTCTAGGATAAAAAACAGACTGAAATAGTACTGTTTCAAGGGTCTATGTGGGTTTTTTCCTTTCTCTGCATGGGCCCTTGTTTTGTCTGGAACAAAGTTTTTTGGGGTTGTTTTCTAAAATTTTCCCCTCTAGGATGCACACACAGAGACATCTAAGGTGGTTCATATACAAATACACTCCACAGGAAGAGATATCTCTGTGTGTGGTTTATTTTTGATTTATGGGGATTATCTCGTTTTTTTGGTAATAAATGGCCTAAAAT